AAGTATAAGAGGTGTTTGGGAGAATGTAGGTAAGCCATATATGAAGGCGTATGAAGAAGGAGAGCTGACAGAATATTGGAAATCAGAAGACCCTCATAGTGCATGGGATAGAGCTTTTTTTACACAAGGAGAAAATTGGCCTGCAGCTCCAGATACAGTTCATTATAGAAGAGGTAATTTAGATGATGCTATGGCAGAATTTGCTCATGCTGAAGATTATGATACAACGATAGAAGAACGAAAATCATTAGGTAGAAGACTTGGAGTAGAAAGAAAATTATGGGGCGAAGATGTTTATGGTGAGACACGTATTGGAGAGAGGTACCATGATACTGGAATAAGCTCAGTGAAACAATTTTATCCTTCGTATGGATTTTCTAAAAGTACGATAGATGTACCATTTACTGGAGGCGATCGTTATTTGGGTCCAATTCCATTTGGAAAAACTACTTGGAAGGAATTTATTCCTGGTGTAACACCACGAGAAGATATACCAGGTGAAATGGCTGCTCATTCAATTACTGAAGAAGAGTTATGGCTCCAGTTAGAATCAGAATCAGGCCCAAGAATTCAATGAATATAAACACACAAAATATATCACAAGCTGAAGAAGCTCTTAGGTTATCATACAAAGATTTAATAGCGTTTGGTAAATTGTTTTTACCGAATGATTTTATGAGAAGTGAAACCCCTGCTTTTCATTATAGAGTAGCAGATGCCATTGATGATTTAAGCGTGAAGCAATTAGCCATCATCCTACCTAGAGGCCACGGCAAAACCGTTTTAACAAAAGCCTCTATCCTCAAGGACTTCCTCTTCAAGCCACAAGATGACTTTTTGTTTTATGCTTGGGTATCTGCTACTCAAAAATTATCTGTAGGTAATATGGATTATATAAAACATCATTTAGAATACAATGAAAAGATATTGTATTATTTTGGTAAATTAAAGGGAATTAAATGGACAGAGGAGGATATAGAATTATCAAATGGATGTAAACTTATTTCTAAAAGCAATGTTGCAGGAATCAGAGGCGGTGCTAAACTCCATAAAAGGTATGACCTTATTGTACTTGACGACTTTGAGCACGAAGCAAACACAATCACCAGAGAATCCAGGGATAAGAACGCGAATTTGGTCACTGCTGTCGTTTACCCTGCGATTGAGCCTCATACTGGGCGGTTGCGTGTTAATGGCACTCCCGTACATTACGACTCTTTTATTAATAATCTTCTTATCAATTACGAACGCGCTTGTTCAGACGGCAAAGACTTTGCTTGGGAGATAATAACATCTAAAGCAATATTGCCATCTGGTGAAACATTGTGGCCGTCGTTTTTCAGTAAGAGTAAATTAGAAGAAAAGAAAAGATTTTATAACGATTCAGGTCAGTCATCTAAGTTCTATCAAGAATATATGATGGAAGTGCAGAGTGCTGAAGATGCTTTATTTACAAGAGAACATATAAAGTTTTGGAAAGGATATTATGAATATGATGCAGAAGAAAATCAAAATCATCTTGTCATTGGTGGCGAAAGAATCCCGGTTAATACTTTCATTGGTTGCGACCCAGCTACAGATATTGATACAAAAGAATCTGATTTTTCAGTTATTATGTGTATTGCTATTGATGTTGATAATAATCTGTATGCATTAGAGTATGAACGTCACAGGTCAATTCCGACAATCGGAGCTAAAGACATACATGGAGACTATTTAAATAAAAAGGGCGTTGTAGACTACATACTCGAAATGCATCAGAAATATCATTGTATATCAAGTACAGTGGAAGATGTAGCTATGAATAGAAGTATATTCCAGGCATTAAATGAAGAAAGAAGGCGATTGAATAAGTTTGATGTAGCTGTTGTTCCTGAAAAACCAGGAGGAAGAAATAAGATTAACAGGGTATATTCTGGGCTTTCTGGCAGGTTTAGTGCAGGAACTGTATTTGTAAAACAAAATATGTTTGATTTAATTAATGAGATAGTTACCTTTGGGCCACGTATGGCTCATGATGACACCATTGAAACGCTTTTTTATGCCAATATTCATGCTTTTCCACCCAATTTTATACAAAATGATGATAAAACTTGGTATAAACCTACAAAAAAAGCAAAAAGTTGGATTGTAGCGTAATGAGTTTAGTACAAGAATTAATGTCTATTGATAGGTATGAAACTGAATCATTACCTGAATTAATTACAAGAATTGAAAAAAAGAATATTGGTGATTTGAAGTTTATCAATGAGAAGTATTCTCAATCGTATAAAACATATAAAGATGTTCCTATTGATATTCTTGAGAAAGAAGGTGAAGATGTTGGGTCTTTAGTTGAGATGAGTTATGTGATGAGGGAGTACCCTGAAGAATATGAAAGATATGCTTCAACTGGTGAATATTATAATGTTAATGACCCTTATTCTCCTTTAGATAATGAAGAAAAAGGTGGAGTACCTAAGGAAATTTTAAAAATAATGAGTGAGCCGGATAATTACAAGGCTTTTGAATAAAGGATTAAGAATGCCTCCAAGAAATCAGGGTCTAGAAAAAACAGAAAGAAAAATAGATAAGTATGCTGCTTTAGGTATTGATTTTTCTGATACTGAAAAGTCAATAATAGATTTTGGTGAGACATTATGGAATCTTCTTGGGGCTCCTGTTATAGGTAAATATTATAAAAGGGCAGATTTTCCTATAGGTAGAAATACGACTTTTACAGCAGAGCAGGGAGTTGGTTTATATGAACAACCTGATGAAGAAGGTTTTGAGCGAAGTCCAGAACAAGATTTAAAATTCACACTATCGAGGTATTTCTAATGGCGAATGGATTTAAATTTGGGAAATCTAGTTTAAGTAGACTTGAGTCTGTTGACCCAAGAATTAGTGAAATAATGAAGGAATCTATCAAAACATCTCCTTATGATTTTGGTATTGTACAGGGAAAAAGAAGTTATGAAGACCAATTTTCACTTTGGAAAAAAGGAAGAAAGTGGAATGAAAGTCTTGGATTGGAATCGGACCCTGAATCATGGCAACCTGATAAGTCCGCTGGTAATATAGTAACTAAAACAATGCAATCTAAGCATATGACTGGAAGAGCAGTGGATATAGCATGGTTTAATACTGAGAAATTTGGTTTTGATTGGAGTGATGAATCAAAATATAAAGAACTAGGTCAACATATTAAAGCAACTTCACTTAAACTTGGATACGGAGAAGATGTAACGTGGGGTGGAGATTGGGAATCTTTTAAAGATTATCCTCATTTTGAAATTGTACCTAAAAAAAAAAGCATTGACCCCTCCGGAATCGCTATGGAAGCTATGTCTAAAATTGATAAACCTCTTGGTATTTAATGGTAAAAAATAGTAAGAAGAATAAAGCTCAGAGAAATAAGCAACTTTGGGAGAGGTCAACTACTGGTAATCGTAGCAAATGGCAGGGTAGAAGCCAGAAAGGTCACGAATTTTATTTAGACGAGCAACTTACTAAAGAAGAGAGGGAATCTTTAGAAGATTCTGGAATGCCTACATTTACTATTAATAGGATAACTCCTATTATAGAGATTATGAAATATTTTGTTACTGCTAATAATCCAAGATGGAAAGCAGTAGGTGCGACTGGCGATGATACTGATGTTGCTCAAATACATTCAGACATAGCAGACTATTGTTGGTATATATCAAATGGTAAATCAGTTTATAGTCAGGTTATTACCGATAGTTTAACAAGAGGTATAGGCTATTTTCTTATAGATATAGATAAAGATGCTGATTTAGGTAAAGGTGAAGTAAAATTTCATAATATTTATCCTTATGATGTTCATGTTGACCCTATGTCGAGAGACTTTTTGTTTAGAGATGCTTCATTTATATTAATTAAAAAAGATATTACAAGAACTCAGTTGCAGAGTATGTTCCCTGAGTTTAAGACTAAGATAAGCAAAGCAGGAGGGAATACCAGTACAGTAGATTATTCTTTAATAGATAAAACTACAGCTACTGCCATACAGCCTGAAGATGTTTCTAATCTTGGTATGGCTGTTGGTGTGGATGGCGAAGATGATGATATACTAGGTTACTATGAGGTTTATGAAAAAAGAAAATTTGCTTTTTATAATGTTTTTATAAAAGAAGAAGCTCCTCCTGAAGTAGTTAAACAGGTAATGGAAGAAGTTAAAACTACTATTGAGGAATTAAAAGCGGAGATGATGGTTCAACTGCAAGAGAAGCAAATGCAGGTTCAACAAGCTTTGCAGTCTGGAGAGATAATAGAAAGTAGAGCTCAACTGGAAATGGAAAAAGCTCAACAGCAGATGGAAGAAGCTTTAGTTGCTAAAGAACAGGAATTAATGTCTAAAGCTCAGGAGTCTCTTGTTCGTATTAATCAGATGGTGGTATCTGAAAAAGAATTTAAAATTATGGCAGATAATAAAGAGCTGTCTAAGGATATTGTTAATGCTGTTAAGTTTTTTGAGAATAAAGTTGTTCTTACTTGTAGTGTAGGTGATGATGTTTTCTTATATGAAAGAATGTTGCCTATTTCTGAATATCCAATAGTACCTATACCATATATGTATACTGGAACACCATATCCAATAAGTGCTGTTATGCCATTGATAGGTAAACAGCAGGAAATTAATAAATCTCATCAGATTATGTTGCATAATGCTAATTTAGCTTCTAATCTAAGATGGATGTATGAAGAAGGTTCGGTTCCAGAAGAAGAATGGGAGAAGTACTCTTCATCTCCTGGAGCATTGCTGAAGTATAGGCAGGGTTTTACTCCTCCAACACCTGTATTGCCTGCTCCTATAAATAATGCTTTCTATACTATCGTTCAGGAAGGTAAGTCTGACGCTGAGTATATAAGTGGAGTCCCTTCGTCAATGATGGGATTTACAAAAGAACAGCCTGAAACATATAGAGGTTTACTTGCTAATGACGAGTTTGGAACTAGAAGGCTGAAAGCTTGGATGAGCAGTATAGTTGAACCTTGTCTTGAGCATCTTGGTAGAGTTTTTCAGCAAATGGCACAAAAACATTATACAATAGACAAAGTTTTTCGTATTGTTCAGCCTGAGGCTGGTCAAAAAGAAGGAGGAGAGGAGATAGAACAAAGAATTAATATTCCTATTTATAATGATTATGGTAAAGAAATAGGGAAATGGCTTGACTATAATTCTGCAGCTTTTGATGTAAGGATAGTTGCAGGTACTACAATGCCAATCAATAGATGGGCTTTAATAGAAGAATATTTTAGATGGTTCCAGGCTGGGTTAATTGATGATATAGCCATGATTGCTGAAACCGATATTAGAGGAAAGAAACAAATTATTGAAAGAAAATCCTTATATGCTAAGTTACAAGGACAGGTTCAGCAAATGGAAGAAGCCTTGAAGGATAAAGAAGGAACTATTGAAACATTAGAGCGTCAGTTAGTACAGGCTGGTATTAAGATGAAGATTGGGCAAGCTGAGACTGAAATTAGAAAAGATGTTATAGAAACAGAAGCTCAGCAAAAAGTAGTAAGAGAAGTTCTAAAAAAAGAATTTGATACTGCTAAAAAAGACATGAGAAGAGGTGTAGAATCAGTAGTTGATAAAGCACAGCTTTCGATTGAAAAAGCAGTTGATAAGAAAGCAAATAATGCTTAAATTTAATTATCTCATTTAACAAGGAGAGAAAATGGAAGATCAAGAAGTAATAGGCAACGCACAAGAAAGTGCCCCCGATTCTACTTCTAACGCGGATGCATCTAGGGAATTTTTCGCAGCCCTGGATGGTTCTTTGAACCAAGGCATCCTAGAAGGTGAGCAGAAGGCAACCTCAGACGCTAATAGTAATAATATACTTAGTCAGAGCCCTCAAGAAGTTCAGGAAGTTACTGACCAAACGGAAGGTAATTTAATGAAAAGATATCAGGATTCCAGTCGTGAAGCTAAAAGGCTTTATGAAGAAAATAAGTCAATGGAACCTTATATTCCTATCATTAACGCGATGAAAGAAGACCCTCAGTTGATTCGTCATGTACGAGGATACTATGAGGGTGGAGGAGAAGCTCCTAAAAGCATGAAGGAAAGGATGGGATTAGACGATGATTTTATCTTCGATGTTGATGAAGCTTTATCGAATCCAGAATCGGACTCAGCTAAGATGTTTGGAGCAACAGTTGATGGTATCGTTCAACAAAGGCTTGCTCAGTCT